ACTTGAATAATAACCCCAAAAACACTGTTTAGTCGACCAAAACACAGAAATTTGTTCATATTTAAGCTATTCTTTACTACATGAGTACAAAAACAGCCGAAAATCTCTCCCTCCGATGGGCACAGGGGGAGGTGTTCAACGCAAAAAACCGATTTAGAGTCCTAGTGGCTGGTAGAAGATTCGGAAAATCATATTTATCCTGTATTGAACTACTAAAAGCAGCAATAGAACGCCCTGGCGAAACATATTTTTACTGTGCCCCAACATATCGCATGGCAAAAGACATCGCCTGGAAAGAAATAAAGAAATTAATTCCACGAGAATGGATACAATCTAAAAACGAAACCGACCTAAAAATAGAACTAATTAATGGATCGCTAATCGAACTCAAGGGAACTGAAAACGCAACAACCCTGCGTGGTCGAAGCCTTGCTGGAGTAGTACTTGACGAAGCAGCCTTCATGGATTCCGATGTCTGGTTCCAAGTTATCCGACCAGCCCTCGCAGATAAACAGGGTTGGGCACTCTTTATCTCCACACCAGACGGCACAGCATCATGGTTCTATGATTTATGGTGCTACGTTCCAGAAGATGAAACAGGTGATTGGAAACGCTGGAGCTTCACAACAATAGACGGGGGTAA